TGCCAGACGGTGCTGAGACGACGCTTACACCTGTTGCACTGTTTACGGCGAAGAGCCGCTTACTGGTCAACGGTGGCGATGATAAGCAAGACTTAACCGACTTCTACGAAGATCCGATCATGATAGGTGTCTGATGAAATCTAAAAAACACCCCGGGCGTGTAAAAAGCGCTCTTTTAAATTGGCTCGGTGTACCTATCAGCTTGACCACGGGTACGTTTTGGCAAGAGTGGATGGGAACCAGCAGCAGCGGCAAAACGGTAACCGTCGATAAGGCGATCATGTTGTCAGCTGTATGGTCATGCGCACGACTTCTTAGTGAATCAGTCTCAACCCTGCCACTGAAGGTCTATAAGCGGGAAAAAGATGGTTCACGAGCGCTAGCCACCGATCACCCGGCATATAAGGTTCTTTGTAAGCAGCCCAATGGAGAAATGACCCCGTCAAGATTCATGCTTATGCTGGTCGCCAGTATTTGCATGAGGGGGAATGCATATATAGAAAAACTGATGATTGGTCAAAAACTGGTTGGACTTAATCCCCTTTTACCCCAAAACATGGTTGTTAAGCGCCTTGAAAACGGGCAACTGCAGTACACCTATACCGATATAAACGGCAAGAGAATTATCCCTGTCAAAAACATGATGCACATTCGTGGCTTCGGGCTAGATGGTGTCTGTGGGATGATGCCGATGATGACTGGTCGGGATGTTATTGGCTCGGCAATGGCGGTTGAAGAATCAGCAGCCAAAATCTTTGAGAACGGTATACAAAACTCGGGCTTTATTAGTGCGAAAACAGACATTAATAAAGAACAGCGAGAGCGGCTGAAGCAAAATCTGAATTCGTTTGTAGGTTCGAAAAATGCAGGAAAGGTCATGGTGCTTGAGGGCGACATGACTTACCAGGGCGTCACCATGAATCCTGAAGCAGCACAGATGCTGGAGAGTCGATCTTTTAGCATTGAAGAGATTTGCCGATGGTTCCGTATTCCGCCGTTTATGGTTGGTCACATGACCAAACAAAGTAGTTGGGCCTCCAGTGTAGAAGGGATGAACCTCCTCTTTCTTACCAATACTCTTCGCCCGTTATTGGTCAACATTGAGCAGGAGATAGCGCGTTGTTTACTGGCGAATGATGAGGATTATTTTGCTGAATTCTCCGTTGAAGGTTTGCTACGTGCTGACAGTGCCGGGCGTGCTGCTTATTACACTACTGCTTTGCAGAATGGCTGGATGAGCCGCAACGATGTCCGTCGCCTGGAAAACCTGCCTCCAATACCTGGTGGCGAAATTTATACTGTGCAATTGAATCTCACTGCGCTTGAAGATTTACGCGAAAACAATCAGGCAGCCAGAGCTAATGCGCTGCTAGAGCTTCATAACCAGTTATTCCCCGATATTTCTTTCGAACATTCTCCGCTGAAAAAGGCCGCTTAGGAGCACTTTCCTGATGAGCAAAAAACAACTTCCGGCAGCGCCGGCGGGTCGCCCCTGCGCGCGGGTCACCTGTGAAACACTACCTTCTGCGCTGGACCGCTGGGATGGCGGGATTAAAGCTGCGGCCACCGACGAAAATAGCATTTCTGTATTTGATGTTATCGGGCAGGACTACTGGGGTGAAGGCGTCACAGCAAAGCGTGTTGCTGGTGCTTTACGATCAATGAATGGTGCAGACGTCACGGTGAATATTAACTCACCCGGTGGCGATATGTTTGAAGGCCTGGCGATTTATAACCTCCTCCGTGATTACGAGGGCAAGGTAACGGTGAAAGTGCTGGGAATTGCTGCCAGTGCGGCCTCAATCATTGCGATGGCTGGTGATGATATCCAAATCGGTCGCGGGGCCTTCTTGATGATTCACAATTGCTGGGTATACGCCATGGGCAACAGGCATGACTTTGCTGAACTGGCTAATTCCCTTGGGCCCTTTGATAGCGCAATGGCAGATATCTACGCTGTTCGTTCTGGGCTGGATATGGAAACCGTACAGAAGCTGATGGATGCAGAAAGCTATATCGGTGGTAGCGATGCAATCAACAGCGTCATCGATAACAATGACGGTACCTTCTCAATAGCCGGGGCCTGGAACGATCCTGATAAATACTCCCGTATCGATACGGGGGCAATTATTGATCAGCGCCCGGTGAGTGTTATCCCTCCGGGTAACCAGTCGCCACCGGCTAATATCGTGATTAGCTCGTTCTCTGTTGTTCAGCAGAACATCAGTGTTGAGACCATGCGTGCGAGCTGGGACCAGGCACAGAACGCTATTGCCTACGAGGCGCAGTGGCGCCGCAATGACGGAAACTGGGTGAACGTGCCGCGCAGCTCCACCACGTCATTTGATGTTCCGGGCATTTATGCCGGGCGCTACCTCGTGCGTGTGCGCGCCATTAATGCTTCAGAGATTTCCTCCGGCTGGGGATATTCAGAAGAGGCGACGCTGACCGGGAAAGTGGGTAACCCTCCGAAACCTGTCGGATTTGCGACAACGCCGATCAACTGGGGGATTCGCCTGAACTGGGGATTCCCGGCGAATACCTCTGACACACTGAAAACGGAAATTCAGTACACCGCGAACAGTGATTTCTCGAATCCTCTGTTGCTGTCGGATGTTCCGTATCCGTCAGCTGAATATATCCAGCTGGGGCTAAAGGCGGGGCAGGAGTTCTGGTACCGCGCGCAGCTGGTAGACAGAACGGGGAATGAATCAGGCTGGACTGACTGGGTTCGTGGCGAATCCAATGCGAATGCGGATGACTACCTGGGGGATATTGCGGATGACTTCCTGACATCTGCCGATGGCGATCGTCTGACGGGCGACATTGATACCAACCTTGAAGGCATTCTGCAGAACGCGCTGGCCAACCACGGAACTGTTGAACATCAGTTTGCACAGTTCGGCGAGGTCCGCGCAGACATTCTGGTGGTGAAAACCACGATCGCCGATGTGAATCAGGCGATGGCGGAAATGTCCACGCAGGTGCAGGCGCAGATTGAGGACGTAACCGCCTCGCTTGAGGATAAGCTCACCGCCACCGTTGACGCTTCAGGTGCAACGGCCATTCATACCCTGAAAGCCGGAGTGCGTATCAACGATATTTTTTACAGCGCCGGTATGTCGATTGCTGTGCTGGCGGAAGCGGGTAAGCCGGTAGTCACCCGCGTCGGGTTTAACGCTAACCAGTTTGTCCTGATGAGTGGCAGCGGTGATACGCAATATTCTCCATTCGCGGTGGTTAATGGGCAGGTATTTATCAGCGATGCCTTTATTCAGTACGGGCAGATAACGCTGGCAAAAATTGGTGAGCTGCGGTCCGCTAATTACGTTCAGGGAAAAACAGGGACTATTATGAAATCGGACGGATCGTTTGAGGTTAACGGGGCTGTGGCGGGTGAGGGCGCGTCGAGAATGAGTAATCTCAACTATAGCGTCAAGGACGGGAATGGGGTGCTTCGTGTTCAGCTTGGGAAAATAACAGGGGTGTTCTGATGGCATGGGGTATTCAGACGTGGGATGCAAACGGTGTCAAAAATAACTACGGGATTAAGCCAACGATGGTTCTGGGAAGAGCGACCGTCACAAGTTTTTCTCAGTCAGGCACCTGGTCTTTCGCCATCAGAAGCGGGTATGTTCTTAAATACGTTCAGGCTCCGCTTGAAAACGTTAATACAGGGTTAAGACGGAAATTCACTGTAAGCGGAGGAACAATTACGTGCTCCCCGGCGGGTACCGGGCAATATGAGATTAATACGGAGCCAGCCATTGCGGCAGTCCTCGTGTTCTATCAGGAGAAGGCATAATGGCTTATGGGGCATATCTTTCCACTGATGATGGTGTTGAGTTTTTTACGACTGAGACAACATCGATTGCTTTAGACCAGAAACTGACTGCCAGTGGTTCCGGTCAGTTTATAACGGTTAACGCGACAGTAAAGACTGAAGACATTATTCTTCCCTTTTGTGTCACAACGGGCGGTCCGGCATTCTTTGAATATTCCATTACCGGGAATAAAATAACCATATCAGCAAGGCAGACGGTTGGTCTGTATAAAAACATTGGCCTTGAAGTCTATCTGTTTACCACTAAGGAAGGTGCGAACAAGTTCCTGAT